GTTTTTTGGAAATCAATTCCGTAATCTTTTTGCAAGTTGTTTCTTCCTTATTTCAATTTTGTACTTGTTTGTTTCTCTTGCTTGCATTATAGTCAGCAAGGTACCAAGTCGGCCCAACTCTACCACAGCATCGTTTACGTCTTTAACGTGCGCAGGCCAGTTGGGTATGCTCACAGCCCATCCTAGTTCTACAGCACGATCAATTAGTTCTAGGCCAGCCACATCTTGGTCTGGCACTACTGTTATTTGTTTTCCTAGACTGCGTATGAGTCTAGCCTGTCCATCGCTGATGGTGTTGTGCATCACGGCAAGGCCTCCAATGCTGAGTGCATCAAAGATACCTTCCATTACTAACGCATGGTCCCAGGCTTTGTTTTGTAGATCTGTGCCAAACACGTAGTTAGGTTGGCTGTCGGATATGTACTTAGGCGTTTTGTTGTCGAGAAATCTACATGTATAACCCACAATCTGATCATTATGGGTAAATGGAATTATCACGTGTGGTCGTGTCCAGTGGACACCGTCTGTTTGTAACTGAACCATGACAGGAAAGTCTTCTGGCACCCGACGTCTACGCACATAGTCTCTGTAGTCGCCTTCATCTGTCAGCAGTTCAGCATATGGCGGCAAGTCTCGTTCTTCAAACTCAATTGCGCTTAGTGTGTTGAATATCTTTTGCCGATCTTCTAATATACCATTGATGCTTCTATGGCGTAGGCTTTCTAAATTGAGATAATCAATTTCAGCATCGGGTACACCAAGCCAGTTCAAGAGCCTGCGGGCCTTAAAGCTCACTGAGCGGCCAAGGATAAAGCTAGCGGTGTATCCACAGTTGAAGCAGTGATAACTCCAACCTTGTTCAGTGGCCTTTAGACCACCACGTTGTCTTTTGTCCGGAGTGTTACCATTGTGCCCACAACAAACCGCATTGAAACTGATCCATCCTGATGGAGTGTGTTTGCGTTTGCTGGGTAAGTAGGAAACAATGTCTAGCATCTGTTTAGTATAACAGATTACTTAACAAAGATCAATCAGCGATACATCAAATTGGTAATAGTGCCGTTGTTTATGACAACACTGGCGTAGACAGGATTACCAAATGTAATTGGCAAGTATCCTGAACCACCATCAGTTACTGTGATAGGACCGCAGCCTCCATCAGCACCTAGTGTGGCTGTGGCCTTGGCTCCTGCACCGTTGCCCACAATCAACACATTTGGAGGAGCAACATAATAGTAGCCTGGGTTGTTAACTGTGATTCCCGTGACCACACCATTCACAACTGTGGCAGTGGCAGTGGCGCCCCAGCCTTGGCTTTGGTTAAATGCCACACGGATTAACGGATGGAACCCCACAATGTTGAGATAAATGGTTTCTGTGGCATTTAGATATGAAGTAGACGTGGTTACATCATACCAAGGTGCTTCATAATCCTGTGCACCTTGTGCTTTGATTGTGCCAGTAAAATGTGTTAGATCCATTTTGACTGTGGTCAAGCTAGCACCCACTGTGGGAATTTGACTGGAGTAGAATTCGGTAGTTTGAGTATAGTTAATAGGTTGCGGATTCAATGCCCAATCAGGCCAACCACTAGGTGGATTCTGTGGCCAACTCATGGGCCCGTAAATTGTGGGTATGGTCAAGTTAGCACTGTCTTGGAACTGCGGCAGTATGCTGTCTACAATGTTGCAATCTGCTCGTGCTTGTGAGTTGGCATCTGTGTAAACAGCTTGCACATAGTTGCCCGATGTGCGCTGAATACTGTAGCTAGCAGGCTGTGCTATCAAATCAATAGTGTCCTCGCCTGTTAGCACTACTTTGACTCTGCCAGTTGAGGCACTGAGTATCTCCATCTCTTTACTGAGCAGTAACTCATCGCCATTTTGGCTGATCATGCGGAACACAAACGTGCTGCCTGTGACATTTACAGGCTTTTGATCTTGGTTGATAAATTCAAACAAAAGCACGTTATCCACGCCTTTGTTAACGGTTAATTGTTTTGCGTACACTGGGTCGTACCTCGCTGTGAAATAGCCACCACTGGTGTCAATCAATAATACTCTGGTAATTTGCTGATATAAGTAAGCAGTGGTTGAATACATAGGATCCTCGACAAGTATTTATGGGTAACAATATTTTTGAAAAACTCACGGAAAAATATCCGTTTGTTACGCTTTGCGTTTATGCCAACACTGAGTATGTTGGAGTGGTGCAAAACAGAGACGATGCTGTTACAACCATCTACGACTTTGGTAGTGTGTTACTACAAGAGGATAAACTGCAGTTTTTAGAGCTAGCTACTACCTGGTGGTGGGAAAGCAACCGCAGTGTACCTATAAACATATTCCTGCGAGGAGATTGGGACAAATTCCGTTATACTTTAAGAACTTTTGTCAACAAGGATCTAGATATTGTCCACGGGCCTGCTTGTAGTTTGTTAGACATAGCCCGCAAAAAAACCAAACGCAAATCAATTACACTTGTGCGTCGGCTTGATTAAGCAGGTTCATGTGCAACGCAACCAAGGCTGCATAACTTACAGCATGTGACTTTTTAAACGTGTATCCTTGTGAGTCGTCGCCGTCCCATACTGTAGCAAACACATCCGCCCAGGGCTGATTCTGCAAGTGAGCTTTGCCTGGTCTAATGATACTGATAAACGCTGCCATCTGTGGTATAGTTGATGGGCGCATGTTCTTCAACAAGTCTGTGTAATTTCCCACGTGAACCAACTGCTTGGACCAGTTGGTATCTTGCCATAATCTATCCCAAGGTGGTGTTGCTGCCAACATCTCTTGATAATGTTTGGGACCTTGCACCAACTTGTACACATTCATATTCAAGAAGTCTATCTTGAAATAGCCACGCTGTTCTGCTTGTTCGTAGTCTATGGCTGCACACCCATTTATGGGATCATGTGGAATGTCTGTAACATACACACCCGAGTTGTGTCGGCGCACTTGACCTTGAATCTCTTGCCGTGCAGGTGTGTGCTGAATCAACTTCAGCACAAGATCTCTGTCAGCAAAGTCAATGTCAATATCTGCACTCATGTCCGTACTTTTTTAGTTGTGCGTTTATATACGCTTCTTCTAGTAAATCTCTAGCATCATCAGCTGGTTGATTTTGTATTATGTTTTGCACCATAGCATCACATCTAGTTTTACTATGTGCATATGGTTGCCGTTTTAAAAACTCTTCATGCATTTCCACAATCCTATCATGCTGATTATACTGTATTCCTGCCCAAGATGCAATGCGTTTGAGTTGGTGCACAAACTGATCAATGTTGTAGAAACACTCAAAAGGAAATACACACACTGATCGTGTGCCATAATCAATCATAGTGCTTTGGCGATGCATAAATCCCTGTTGGTCCGGATGTTCGAACCCTATCTGAAAGAATTCTCTCAGCACCGATCTTGGGCAATTGGGGCGATTTTCGGTTAGTTCAAGCAGTTCTAACTTGTGTACAATCTTGCATTCGTGTTGGATGTTTGCAGGCAATGCATTATATTCGTCGATTGATTTGATCTCAGGCCAACTAGGATCTCGTATATTGTTATAACTTTGTTGTATTTGATCTTTGAAAAATCCATCAATGAGTTTATCCAGCGCCCAACGATAATCTGAGTTGTTGAGTTTGTTGTAAGTATCAACTTCAAGGTCGTTGTTATCATACCCATAATCACCAGCTCGCAACAAACTGATCTGCGACAACGGCAGCAAGTCATTGTTGGTTATTTGAATGCTGACAACTTTTTCTCCAAGATCCTTTTCCTGATACGAGTAATGATCTGCATAAAAAACTTTTTTATCAATATATTGTTTTGAGTGTGCAGCGCCTACGGAGTTAAACGGCAAGACATTGCCTGTGATGCCGCACATGGTATTACACACAAATTCAAGATAGTTGCCGTGTGCTCCGCCCTGAAAGTCAATTTGAATCATGTTACCATCCTGCTTGTTTTAGTATTTCCTTGGCATATTCTTGGTCTGCTGAGTAGTCATGGAATTTCTTTTGCCAAGCATCTGAATCAATGTATGGCCATATCATTGTGATCTGTGAGGTATCTAGTGTGTTCAAGAACTCTTGGCCTGACGCTGAGTTGTAGATTACCCAGGGTGAGATGCGTCCTGTTGTCACAGCATGACATAACGCATTAGCATTGCCATACCTTAAACAGTCGTGTGCTGGATGCGTGGTCTTCTCACTCCAGTCAATACTGTACTCTACTGCACGGGCCAAGGCATCTGCCACAGCTTCTACCTTCAAATAAAACAACAAGTATTCTGTGTAGATTTTATCACTGCACCAATGATCAATTTTCTTGTTGTTCTTAAGCAACCAGGTCATAAACTGTGCCGGGTTGATAGTTCGTGTGTTCACACAATAGCGACCAAACTTTACAAAGGCTCGGTAGTAAGGTGAATCACAAAAGTCCTCAAAGGTCTTTAGCTTTGCAGACCCTTGTGCCATTTCGTAGAACTTGATATAGGCCTGAAATCCCAGTTGTACGCCACGCTCGCTTTGTTCCATTCGCCTGCGTTTGGGCTCGCACATGTGTACTGCAATAGAGCTTTCTCTTGCAAACTCTTTTTTGCAGAATTCACATGTAAACTTACTTGTTGTCTCGGCCATGTGCTCTAATGTATTGATCAAGTTCTTTTTTGGTTGTTATTGCTGCCATGACGTCTATCTCGTCTGACTTGTAGTGCGGAAACAGCTCTGCCAATTGTTTTTTTATGCTACCAACACCTGCTTCTTTTTTCTTGGGGGCTATCCAGTTGTGTCTCATTGAGCCCAGTCCCGGACTCACAGTTGTGGCCATGAGCCATTGCAGTTTACGATGTCGGGTTGAGTTGATGTTAAAGAAGTTTTTGTTCAATCTCTCGTTGGTAGAAATAATATAGAACTCTTGTAGATCTCTCGAACCTTCTACCGCCGATCCCCACCGTATCATGAGAAACGGGGCAAACTTCTTGCGTTCGTCTTCTGTTAGATCATCATAGAAATTTCTGACCTTGTGGTCAAACATTTTCATCTCGTTAGCAATGCTTAGTTTATCAGTCATATTACTATTATAACACTATGTTAACAAAAGTCAATACCCAGTGTTTCTCCTACTGCTTGCCTGAACTTATCTTGCCAATTACGATCATACACGTGATACCCGTGTAATGTGGGGTCTGGGTAATCCCAAAGATTTGTGGATATCTTGTTTGCAAGGTATTGCTCTAACTCGTTTGGTATGCTCATATTTTTGAACACATGATCTGGCAATTCAGTACCGCCAAGTGTGTAAGCAAATGTTATGTTGTTTGTTTTTAAAAAATTCAAAGTAGACAGCACAACATGATATGACTGTAGTGCTAAAAAATCTGTTGCTACCAACCCATAATAATGATCTACAAACGTTTTTTCCACAGGATATGCATCAGACATTATTGAATGTTTCCACCGTTTGGCATAGTACTCATTTAAAGTTAGATCTGGAGTAACTGTCAACGAATGTGTGGAGTCTCGATCAAATTCAAATCTAGAATTTCTAGTAAAACTCACAGCCACGTGATCGTACCCAAGTGCTACTGCGTAACGTACTTGATTTGCAATCAAAACATTTGAACATGCACCT